TGCCGCTAAGTCTTGTGAAACAAGTTGTTGGAGCCAGGGTTTATCAGCGTAATCTCCTAAGGTTTTAACACCTGATTTGATGTCTCTGATAGCCGCGTTCTTAAACTCGTCTCTAGCTTTTTCAGCAGGTTCGAGGCCTTGTTTGTTTTCTTCATCCTTTGAGACTGGCTTTTGCTCACTCTCATAGGTGTTACTCACAGCGTCTTCGCTGGAGTCATCGGCGTCAGTGGCTTTTGAAGTGAAAAGCTCATCTTGGCCGTGCTTCTGGTCTGACATGTTCGATATGTTAAGGGTCAAAGTGAGGTGAAATACCTCTTTCAAAGGACGATTATTCGTCCTCTGTCAGTGATTCTTCAGCTTCTAGTTCCTCTAAACACTTCGCCATTGCTAGTTCCCAACTCATCGCTCCCTCCCTAAACGCTTCGTATTCCTGGCTTGTAAAGTTAGAGTTCTCACAATACGAGAATAGGATATGCTGTCTAAGTTTCTTGATAACATCAAGGTTGTTCCCGTAGAATACCCCAAGCCCTTTAGCTTGATGCGTTCCTAAAACATCCTGATATTTCGATTCGTCCATTATGCTAGTTTTGCTTTAAGTTCTTTGTACTCCTCTTTTAGATCACTCTTCAACCACGCTCTTTGAGCTTTCAACTCAGCGAAACGTAACTGATCAATACTCGGTGCTTCTATAGTAGTCTCAACTGTCTCTATTACAGCAGTCTTAGGTATTGGGAAATAATGTTTCTTATCAATGTCTTGCACTCTATCTAGTGCCACTTTATTACCTTTATCATCTAGAGCCATGATCTTAGGTTGAGTGAAATGTTTAGGTGCTTCATTGATCATCACTCCGTTGAAAGGATAAGGTTTGCTTCGTGCCATAATTGATTTTGGTTAGAATATTGCTGTTGGCTCTGTAGCCCTGACGTTTATTGATTGTCTCTCCGTACTAGCAGGTGCTTCTTGTTGCGCTGCTTGAGGTGGAGCTGCTTGTTGTTGAGGCATACCATACTCTTCTCCTGGTATATCAACATCGTTAAGTTGTGATAATTGGTTCGTGATCTTTGACCTAGCCTGACTACCTGGCGCGGCTAAGTTCAACATATTTACTAGCTGTGCTTTCTTAAGCTTACTCATATCTGCTCCGCTTCTAGCGTTGACCTTTACAAAGTAATCGTACTCCGCAAGCTCTTCCGACAAGAAACCTAGCGTGATCCCTTCAGGGAATTTCTCGTTGCCTCTTATCTTCATAGCTACTTCATTGATACCGTTGTCTTTGAACTTCTGTTGAGCTTCAGGATCTCCTACCTCTGAGACTGGTACATTTACTGTTGTTGTGATCTGCAAAGGTGTTTTGTCTTTCTTAGAGATAACTTTAGGGATCTGATCTAGTAGGATCTTATATAGGAACTCGAACTCAGAAGCGTTCTTCTCCATCATTTGCTTAACAAAAGCGTTTGCGTTCTCTTCATCACTCAATATCTGCGTTGCAGTCACGTTAGAAGCCTCTAATTCGTCAAGATGGATCCCAAGTCGTTTACACTCCCTGTCGATCATGTCCCACATCAACTGTGTCTCCCCTATATTGTTTTGGCTTGTGATTGATTGTAAACCTACTTGATTAGTGCCAGAAGAATTGTATTCGACTGTGATGATAGGTTTCTTACCTTGTTTGCGAGCTTCCCGAGCTTTAGCTATCTGATTGACAACCTCAGCAGATTTACCTTGTGGTACATTCAAGAACGTATCAGGGTAGGTGTTATCTTCTGCATGAGACAATCCCATGTTAAGAAGTCTCTGGTACTCTAGTGATAAATCATAAATCGCTTCTATTAGTCCGTGGTTATAGAACCCTTCAAACGATTCCATACAGATTAGTTGCATGATCGGGATATAAGCTTCCTCTACTTTAGAGAACTTATCTTTGAAGATGTAAGGGTAGTTCTTACCTTTCTTCTCTTCTATAACTGTACAAGATGATCCTGCGAACACTATATAGTGCTGATTCGCTAGATCGAAGAAGAAACAAACTTCAACAATGTCTTCCTCTTCGCTGTTCCTGTAATCTTGTTGATCTAAATCTTGTAAATAATTGTAATCTCTCGGGATCTTACCTAGTCCAGCTTTCTTTTTCATCTTAGGATAAAGAGCTATGAACTCTCCCCAAGTGTAAGTAGTGACAACAGCAGCCTTGTTGACAGGCTTGCTACCACTTCTCATCGAAGTAGCTTTCTCATCTACATAAAGATTGTTGTTAGCGATAGGCATAAACTTGAAAGGGAACCCTTTCCCTTTCTCATTAGTACCAAACATCATAAACCCGTCTCCGTAAGCTAATTGGAATTGAAAAACACCACCTTTATCTCGTAAAGCCTGGATATATCCGCTCTTCCTCAGAACTGTAGACATGCCGTCAGTAACGATCTTCTCCATCCAAGGCGGTCTCTGTGCTCCGTGGATAACAGCATCAAGAGGTTTCATCCTAGAAGCAGTCTTCCAGTACGCCTGTTGAGGTTTCTTACTATTAACCTTCCTCGGTCCGCTAGCGTCGTGAACATTAAACCCGTCCTCAATAAAATCTTTGATCGATTCGTTCTTCCCGTCCCGCTCGCTTTTGTAGTCGTAGTTCTCTGCTAACAGTTTCAAAGCTGACTTAACAGCCCTGTTATCTTTGTTATCAACAGGATTCGGATTAGGCGTTGGATCCAAAGTATCACCATGCGAAGTTGAGGAAGATGCCATATACAAGTTTTAATTTTGACGTTCGTATTCTTACTACCATAAGTCCCAAGAAAGGTCAAGAAATTTACTTCTTCTTCTTTATAAGATCACTTAGCTTAACTTCAACCTTGTTATCCTTCTTGCCTTCAGGTTCAAAAGTCTTCTCTTCTTTTGGTGTTGGTAGTTTGACTGGCATAGTTGACCACTCCATACATTTCTTCTCTATAAGGTAAGAAACCACTTTGGAGTCAGCGCGCAACTCGACCCAGTAACCTAGATCTTTGTCTCTTTTTAGACCGTGAGTATAGATTGTCTCGCAACCCTCAAACTTAACTTCGTACCAGTTCATCCCTTCTGTACCTATTTCTTCAGGTTGGTACATGACCGCAGGTAGTTCTAGCTTTTCCATAATGTTTATGGTTAAGAATAAATATAGTTGTCAATAGCCTTCTCAAGCTCTTTATCGTCTCTTCTTACAAACTTGTCTCTCATTTGCCAGGTGATAGCACAGTTATGGACCAGCACGTTGTTAGCAAAGTACTCTGGGCAACCCTGCACTTGCAAGTTATAAACCGTCTGGTAAGTGCTTCCTTCTTCTAAGGGCATGACACTCTTTTGAACATCTTTCTTGATGAGGGATGCTTGTTTTGAATTTTTTCTTACAGATAGAGCATGTTTTTTCTTTCTTTGGATTCCGTCGTTTTGCGTTATTGCTTTTCTGGAGACACCACCTAGAACAAAACTTTGCATTCCAAGTAGCACTTTTAAAGACTTGTCCACAAAGAACGCACTCAGTATCTTTCCCTTCTTTGTTTTTGTGATACCTTCGTAGCCCTTCGGTGAGCTTTTGCCTGTTTTTATTGGCCAACTCTCTTCCCCTTTCTTTTGCCCCGGGAGTATTGCCGTGGAGCTTGTTGTGCTCTGTTTTTGACATACACACAAGGTTTTCGAGCTTGTTATTGCTCGGGTCATGGTCTTTATGATGGACAACATATCCTTCTGGAATGTCCCCGAAATCATCAATCCAGATTTGCCTATGCAGGTAAACGCCTTCTTTTTTCCATTTCGCCCCTCCTCTGTAGTAAACTCGGTGGTTTTGTCTAGTTGCATCAGGGTATCTGTGGTATTTGACATCTCTGTATGTGATAGTCTCTCTATTTTTTGTGCTTTTGAGTCCCATGCGTACAGCTTATCGCAAGTGCTAACGTATGACAAGTCTTTTATTTCGTTGTCGTTACAGAAGACAGGATGATCTAGCGTCCCTGTAAGCCCAATGTTTGTTGTTACTTCTTTTACATGGCCACAAGTCGCTATAACCTTTTTGTACCCCTCTCTCGTAAGAACTTTATCCCCTACCTTAATTGACTCAATCGGCCTCTGCCCTTTGTCAGTCAACACCGACGTTCCTTTTACAAAACATGACATCACCCGATCCCAGTGACGAGTCTGCTCTGGATCGAACCGTATCTGTCGTAAATCTTCAGGGTTGTAAGTCTTCAATTCTTTATACAATCCTCGAGACTTGACTTTAATTAGCTTTTCTGTTAAAGCATCTTTTAAATCATACAGCATCAACGGCTTACTCTTGCTTGTTGTTCTCCAACCTAGTTTTTTAGTTACCTTGTTTGTACCACTTTCTTTCTCTTCTTCAAAATATACAATGGCTCCTAACTCCTTTAGCTTGATGACTGTAGCCAGTCCACAACTGTTGCGTTCAGGTGCGATCAAACACCCTCCGTACTTGTTAGCCCAGTTGTACAACTCATGACCAAACAAATCAGGCTCTATAATATTTGAAACGAACTCTGCTACCACTTCACCGTCTGTAAGGTCTAAGATGTGAGCTGTTGAGCTATCTAACCCGACTCCCTCCGCAACATCTGCTGCCATAACGTAAGTATGTTTCCTGTTGAAGTTAGCGAACACAGTCCAATCTCCAACCTTAGTACCATCTTCAAGGAACTGTTTCTGCCATTCCAGGATCTCGCTAGGGTACATCTTCCCGTCTTGAGCGTCAGCGTAGTCTCCTTTCCAAACATGCAAATACTTCCCGTTGTCAGCTTCTTTATCGTACTCCAGCTCTTTCATCAGAACTTTAGGGAAATACGGATTCTCTTCATAAGATACAGGTATGATGATTGAGTCAGGTGGTGGCCCTTTCTCTCCTCTAAACATAACATCTACAGGATCATACTCACTGTCAGGATTCCAGGTGAACCATATCTCTGATTCTTCAGCACGGATAGTTGGTATCAATAGATCTAAACTCCTTCGTGAAACCGTACTGGCTTCCTCGACCCAGCAAACATCGATATTCTCCATTGACTTCACAGCTTCAGGATTGTTCCTTAAACCCGCAAACAAGAAAACAGTACCGTTCTTCCCTCTAATCTCGCCCTGTGTAGAAGTATAAAACCATCCTAATCCACTATCTCGTATCTTGTCGTCTAGCAGTTGTTTAACAGAGTCCTTGATCGACTTCTGGATTTCCCTACAACACAAGAACCGCATAGGCTTCTCAGCACCCTTTAAAACTAGAGCCTGTGCGAAACTATGAGATTTAGCACTACCTCTTCCTCCGTAAGAAGCTTTGTACCGAGAAGGCTCAAACATCCTATCAAACACCTTTGGTATGCTTACAGTGGTCAAGTTATTATGTTATAGTGCAGGTCTAACTGGGGTGCGAACCGAGGAGAGGCACGAAAATCACGGGGTTTTGCCTTTTCCCCATTAATTTTGTCAAGGGCTACACAAACTCAACCTTCACACTGTGTCCTACTTTGTCGGTCTCTTCACCTGATAGTAGTTGGATGTTCTTGGTCAGCTTGTCTAGCGCGTCTGTTTTATCTTTGTACCTAATCTCGTTCAGCTCTTCTGTCTTCAAGGAGTCGATCAACCTCTGGCGTTCTGCTATCATCTGTTGAACAAACGGATCGGAGGCTTTTTTAAAACCTTTAGACTCAGTTAAATTAGATGGATTCTTTGCAGTAGCATCTGTATAACCAGCTTCGCGCATCGCCTTAGATACGTTTCCATGGTTTTCAATGATTCTCTGAACAGCCTTTTTTTGTTTTGTAGTAACCATATCAAGTATATTGTATCACAAGCTAAACATAATGCAATGTTCAGCTTGGCTAGGGCTCTAGGGGGAGGAGGCAGGCGTCCGAGTGCCAGTATCACTCCTGCGTGGCCTTTATTTAACGAGATTAACACCCGACTGGTTACCACTACTCCTCCCCTTAAAGTTCTAGTTTTTAATGTTCAGTAGCTCTGGGTGCTCGTACTTGTTTCCTATTATTTCGCCTTTTCGCCATAAATAAAGTCTCATGCCTTTTTTGTTTGGAATGTGTGCCTCAAACAAGCCACTCTGAAACTCGATAACCCCAATATCCCCGTCTGTCGTCTGCAAAATATCCCCCTCGTAAATCTCCTTGCCGTTCTTGTCTTTGAGGCCTGTGTATTGCATCCAGATAAAATCGTCGTTTGAGTAACCACTGTCCGTCTCGATAACAAACCCGCAGGCCCTTTTAATATCAGCCTCTTCGGAGTAGAACATCTCTCCTCCGTAAGTTTCGCCGTGCTCCTCTCTTAACTTCTCCCACGCTCTAAATTTGATTTCTCTCATAGGTTAGTTTGTTATTAAATGTCTATATCTGGTCCTATTCTGGTAATTTTCTTAGTTTTACTAACAGCTCTGCCAAGGCATCAAACGTCTTCTCTTCGTCGCGCTCGTACGTTGTGTCCATCGCTGCCATTATTTCGTCTTCAACGCCAGCAATAACCCGGGCGCGGGCTTGTTGTTCTTTCCTCCTGCCGTACTCCCGTATGGCGTCTTTCTTTTCTTTGTCTTGTAGTATTTCAAGAGTAGAGCATAAGAAATCCCAGTACTCCTCCATATTGTTATATGTCATTTTTGTTTGGGGTTATTAAGTACGACGTCATTAGGTAAATCCCACACTCTTTTCTCCAACGCATCCAGCCTCTTGTCTTGTTCTTCTGATTTCTTGGCTAGATCGTCTAGGAACTCGGCAGTGACGCTCTTGTGGTATGATTGGCCATCCTTCTTTAGACGTTCCTGGATGTAGTCGTTAAAAAGTTTCATACTTGTTTTATTGTCCGTACATACAGAATATTGCGAATGTCATCATGCCAGCGAAAGAGAGTATCGAGGCTGAGAACGTGATTAAAAATATTATTTGGAGGGTTGTGTGCATTATTTCTTGTCTTGAGCTTTTTTAACTTGTTTGGCTTTTACAAGCAGAGCGTCTTTGACCAGCTCGTACGCCTCCTCTATTACCAACTGTTGTCCAAGAGTTGTTAGCGTTTCGTTCTCGTCGAGGATACCTGTTTCTACAAAAGTTTTTTCAGGATCTTTGCGAGTGATTGTCTTCCATGTTTTTTTGAAATCCATTGTTTTTTTGGTTAATGGTTTGGTAAATTTATTGATTAATGGTGGCATATAATATGCGCGGCTATTTTTTATTACTTTTGTATATATACAGTCTGTCACTTGTTGACACGATAACCCTGTGCCTGCAACGCGGTAATACCACGGTTGAGAGTCTAGTCCGTGGTCCTTTAATGCCTTGTCCATCTCTTCGCTTAACTCTTTTACGCCCTTGCTGTAAGTTCCCGTCTTAATCTTTTTAATTGGTTCTGTTACCAGCTCCAGCTCTTTATCTGCCCAGGCATAGAAGTTGTCGTTGTCGTCTGTACAATAGGGGCAAGACGAGAGGAGGTTTATCCTGGATATAGTAAAAACATCTCCAATGTGTTTTTTTGCCACGGCTACTGGAGTCTGTATGACCCTAACTTTATCGCCGACTTTGAACTTGGTGGTTGGTTCTGTTGATTCTACTTTTTTAAAGGAAGCTACACAGTCAGAAATGTAGTCGTACATTACCCACGAATACTTATACCCAAGCTTATCATCGCAAGAATATCCTTCTTGTTCATTCTGGCAAATATAAAGCTTTTTATAATTTTCCCAGTACTGCATATTCACTTTGGCGTCCGTGATTTTCCTCCCGTCAATAGTACAAGTCACGCTATCACCGTGCTTTAACGTTTCTGCTATTTTTTTGTTTTCTGACCATTCCATAATTGTGTGTTTTTAAGAACTTAGTAATGCCCAGATGTAGAATGCCACAAACGCTCCGATTAGAACCAGTCCAAGATCAGACATTGTGTTATTGTTTAGGGAATAACTTGCTTGCCTTAGCGCCCAACGCTTCAGATAAAGCAGCCTGAGTCGCTAGAGTGGGAGTACATGCACCTCTAGCGATGACACTGATCCCGCTTTGAGTCCGACCAGCTCTTTCAGCCAACTGTTTTTGTGTCAGCCCAAGAGATCGTCTTACTTTGCGTAAGGTGTTTTTAGGACGCATAGCCTCTTTCTCGGCTCTCTTTATTACCTTAGTAACATGTTTTGAAGCCTGTCCTAGAGCCTCCATAAACGTCTCAACCCCTAAGTACATGTATTGTAACGCCTGGTGTTTGTTATAATTCGCCTCTGATACAAAGACAAGGATCATTCCGACTACAAACAAGCTAGTTACGGCTATCGCGCCTGTAGTTGTGGTGACAAGTATTCTGCCCAATATATAACTTGCGAGCATCAATATTGCCCAAAAGGATATTGTCAGCTTAGACATAAAAGATGGTTTTCTCATGGGGATCTTTAGTTAGAAATTAAATACACCCTGTGTGATTTAAATATAAGCTAGTCTTAAGCAAAAAGCAAGGGTATTTTAGCAAAAACCTTTGAACCGATCCATCTTATCTGCAAGAGGGTCTTTCCCCTCGGCTATTTCCAGCATCCTGCGTTTGTAGAGCCAGCAGCTTTCGTAGATACTCGCTATTGTGCAAGCAGGGATCTGAGCGTATTCGCAGTCCTCTCCCTCTGGACATAGTTCTCGACATTTCTCGTATGGGAAGATTTTCATTGTAAAGTCATTAATAGTTTTTGATTCATTCTTCGGCAGAAACTCTTGATCTCTATGCTTGGCGTGCCATCCCCTCTTCTGGTTATTCCTTTGATGATCCAGGTGTTTTCCTCGTCGGCTATCACATCGCCTATTTCAAGCAACTCATCCCTCCTGTGAGGTAGTCCAGTGCGTCTACTGAAGATTGGTATTTTGTCCATGATGTTATATTTGCTTTAAATGTGCTACATACCCGAAAGACACGCTGCCGAACCGTCTGGTCCGCGTTTTACCACTTTATCGGCTGTTAGAACGACTTTGTAAGTATCACCGCCTTGCTCCACTACTTTTGTCATTTGCGTCGCGCTAGTGTCGTTTAACGATAGAATTAGGCATGTTAGCTTGGCGAGTCTATCGAAGTTGTTCTTAATGTTTGGATCTTTCATGTATTTGTAATAATTTTTGTATTCTTGAGTCTTCTAACTTCCTTCTAATCGCTTGAGCTTCTTCTGTGTTCATAATCCAGTATTTACCTTTTGGGTCTTCTCTTGTCTCCCATGCACTCGAATCTCCTTCAACAAGATCTCTTCTTCTAGTAAACCCCGAAAGAATGGTCTTGCTCACTGAGTTGTTCGGTTAGATATGCTTTCTCTAGAGATAATTCTAGCACTTGAGTTCGTAAAGACAAGTTCCACAGGACTAGGCTCAGTACCATGACTAGCATTAGAAACCACGGGATCAGCTCTATTGCTGCGCTAAGGAGTGCGCTGGTCTTGCTTGGTCTTTGTGTTGGTGGGTAGTGTTTCATGTTTGTTTTTGGTTGTATCTTTTGTTACACCTTAACGCCCTGCAATCCTTACTGCAAAACCGGACTATTTGCCCTGGACAATTTATTTGTAGTTCTCCGCCACATACTTCGCATTTCTTATTCATGGTGTTTAGTTAAAAGACTTAGGTGAATAAGATTGATCTGCTTCCATTTGTTTGACTTCCTCTTTGTAGAATTTAGTCATTTCCCAGAGTAGGTCGCGGTCTAGCGGGTTCGGTGCGTCCATAATCTTCTCTAAGTTCTCCACGGCAGATGTACTGATTTTTTTACATAATCCTTTCCTGTAGCTTACGATGTTTCCGTACATATGCTTGTTACATCTTTTGCATTGGAGATTAACATTCTTCTCGTTGTATTTTACGGCTTTGTAATTTCGGGATATGTAATGTCCAGCGTCAGCGTCTTTGTAATGCACCATCTTTCCACAACTTATGCACAACCCTATCTCTCCACCTCTTGAATCTCTGAGTCGGATATATCTTCCGAATGTTGTCCATAGTTTATTATCCATCTCCCTAGCGGTAGGAATGTTGAGACCTAGAGACGTGTAGCTTAGATTGAACGCTTGAGATAGAGCCTTGATAGTTTCCCATGTGTACCTACCGTCGTTTTCAACTGTTTGAATCTGACCTACAGTTAGCCCAGTTTTCTCGGCGAGGTCTTTACGACTCCATCCGTTTACGACTCTGCGGTTTTGTATGTTTGTCATGGTGTTTGTTTTTAATTACCAGAACGGCACTTCGTTTGGCTCGGGTATGTTTAGCCCGAATTGCATAGCTCCCCAGCGCCTTAAGAGAGTCATGTATTCTTCAAATCCGTCTGTTTTCATCGAAGCTGTACTTCTGACTGTTTGCCGTGGGTTTCCTTCGTGATCGATGATGGTCTTTTTTAGATGCTCCCATTTTAGAGCTTCGTGTGTTTCTTCGTTTGTCATGCCGAAGTAGTCAGCGAACACAGGGATCAGCACACCCCAGTAATATCGGTTCTGGTTGCTACTCCTGCTGTCCTTGAGCCTAGAGATATTGATCCTGATCTTTTGACTAGAGAATTGCGTGACGTAATCGTCGAAACCTTCGCGGTTGTCGATAACCAGCTTCCCGTCTTCCGTGACGTTGCCGTAGAATTGTAATTTTATTTGGACCACTATTTCTTAAAGTTAAAGGTTGCTATTCTTTTATACAGAATGACTTCTGTCTCCGTGACCTCTTTATGGAACTCTGCTTGGTTCGCGTCAGTATATCCGTTGTCCCCTAAGAACTGCACATATTGTTTCTTCTTCTCCATCTTCGCCCTCTCTTCTTCTTGCTTTTTAGCGACTCGCGCAGCTTCGTCTTCCTCGGCCTGTTTGGCATCGAGCCCGTCTTGCTCCCTCTTTTTTTGATCGTCGATAAGTTTTTGTCTATCTCTCTCTGCGTCATCTTTCAACCTAGCCTCTCTCTCTAGCGCAAGGAGTTTGATGTTTTTCTCGCGCTCTTTTGCGTCTTTTTCAAGCTGCTCCTCTCTCTCTTTCACTTCTTTAGCTTTACGCACTGCATCTTTCTTTGCCTGCTTCTCTGCTTCAATCCTGGCTTTTTTAGCAGCCTCTTCAAGCTCTTTCTCTCTGGCAATCTTAGCTTTTTCCTCTTCTAGTTTTCGCTTCTCCTCCTCTAAGTATTCTGAATTTTTCTCATTGTAAAACTCCTGGAATATCTCTGGGGACATAAGTAGTAGTTCGTCATTTGCAACCTCAACCCCGATTTTTTCAAGTTTCTCTTTGCGTTCTGGTAATACGGCTTGTCGCCCGATCTTAACCTTCTCTTCTTTGACTTTATCCTGCTTCGCTTTAAGCTCCTGCTCAAGAGGTTCGATTATAGCAATTAATTCTTTCTCTAGGGTAATAACTCCTTTCTGGAAGTCTATTGCCTCCTGTCTCAACTCTTTACCCGTGTGTTTGATTGCGACCCTTTTAGTTTTTAGATCCTTCCGTGCAACATCAACCATCGCATAACCTGTCACATCATCAATGCCTGTGATTTCCAGGGAGCTGTATTTATCAGCCAACTTTGTTAGTTCCGCTCTTTGGGGAGAGAACTTCTCTATGTTTAGATCGTTCATTGTTTTATTGGGTTACTGATTTGAATTTATCCTGCATACTTTTAATCATCAACCTACCTGCCCCAAGCCCGATCATTAGTTTCTCCTGGGCTACAGGATCAAGCCGTACCTTGGTAATTTTTATACTTGGCTTAAAGTTGGGATTGAAATAAACAAGATCACACCATTCTGTTTTAGTCACAAGCATTTGCATTTGCACCTGCCAGATATACTTAGAATCGACCTTGCCGTCTAGTAAGAACTTGAAGTAGTTTTTATCGTTCGGACATTTTATCTCCACCAGCCCATCGTCTCCGATTAACCCGTCAGGACTACACCCAGAGTAATCATCTAGTTCTACAAACCCTACCCCTTTAACAACCGACCCTGTCTCTAGTTCGTACAACTCCCTAGCATCACCTTCTAGCTCGTTCCCTCTCTCTGTATCTGCGTTAGAATAATGCTCTTTCTCTGCTGATGAATAAGCCTCGGACATCATCTCAAGGATGTATGTTTGAAGTCCTTTGCCATTGGCTCCGATTGCGGTTGCGTGGCTAGCAGACATCTTGCCACGTCTCACAGCAAACCACTCTTCTGTTTGTTGCTCCATGTTATACACTTTCATTTGTAGATTGAGTTAGTTGTTGTTTTTTTTCTACGATCAACGCCATCAACTCTTTTCCTTTTCCTTGGTTCTTCTCCCAAAACACTTTTAGATCTTTCGGGTTCTCAATCGCTTCGAGTTCGTCGATAAGTTTGTCATACTTAGCTTTGTAATACTCTTCCATTTCCTTGCTAGAGGCTATTTCACCAGATGCTAGATAGCCTAATGTTGCTAAGGCTCTACCTATACTGATAGTTTCAAGCTTCTCAAACGCTTTGAGTTTTTTGCTAGCAGGAATATCCATTATAGCATGACCAGTTGCTTCCGCAGACGATTCGTCTTGCTTGCTCTTGATTACACGAGCTTTGAAAACTACATGTGTCTCGGTCATTTCAAACTTGGTTTCAATCAGTCCGTTCGGACATTCTTTTCGGAACAGTTTAAGCCTTTCCGCCACCTTAGCGTAATCAGCACTGCCTACCTTCATTGTTTTAACTTTATTCATTTACTTTAGATTTAAGAAGTTTGTCGATTATTACTGTTAGGCGTAAATGTACTTGGTTTAATTCTTCCTTTGCAATGTCACTCCCCTCGTACGCCATATCTTCAAGGAGCTTTACTGCTGACATCGCGTCGTCATAAATTACCGATCCTGAATGAGACATAGTGTTTGGGGTTATTTCTTGTAAATACATAGCCACAGGTAAACTGAAGCTGGTAGATATAAGATGAATGCCCATACCGAGGCTTCATCTCCCGTAGACATTCCTTCTGCGAATACCAATACGCACGAGAAAGTGACCATGATCGTGGTGTACCATTTTAAGAATTTCATGTGTTTTTTAATTAACGAATAGAATAATTCCCAACGTGATTGCCGCAGAAATAACTAGGGAGATCGACATGTACTGCCAGTTCCTCGGTTCGCTGCGTAGTTGTTGCTTTGTCACCATAATAAGATGGGGTTAGCGGTTATAAAAGTTGTCGTAATCCATGGCCTCGTTAATATCGGGTTCCTCTACTCCACATACGGGATATAGATAGAAGTATTCTCGACACTCATGGTTTTACTGGTTAATGAATTGGGTTTCTATTTCGTCTCGCAATCCAGCGTACAGTCTTGTAACAATGCGTGGTGACGAATCCTTTAGAACCTCTGCGTTTAAAAGATCTGTTAGGTCGAGTACTTGAGCCGTGGTGAGTTCTAATTTGATCATACTTAATTGATTAGGTTACGTTCTTATCATAAGCCTGTATTAAGTAAAAAGCAATAGCATTTTACAGCGTATTGCTCTTTTAATCTTGACCTATGATTCTTTTATGTCTCGTAATCAAACAAGTCTTCTGCTTCTACACCGAATAAAGCCATCAACTTAGCTTGGTTCTCTACACTAGGTTGAGTTGTTTGCGATGCCCAGAGGGTGATTGTAGTTAGACTTACGCCAACATGTTCAGCGACTTCCTTTTGTAAAAACTTTCTACCCATCACTAAACCTTTCTTGTGTCTAAAGTTCTCGATGTAGTTTTTTTTGATTTTCATAAAGATTTGGTTACTTCGGTTTTAATCATAAGCGAAGTTTAAGCAAAAGTCAATGTTATTCTGGATACGCACTGGTTTTAATCCAAACCGTTGTAGTATCACCGTCATCTTTTCCTCTATAGGGCTTTCTGTACCCATAAAAGATATGTGTTTTAGGTTGGAGGTGTCCATTTAGGAGTTAAGTTAGGTTTTGTAAAATTTTTTTGCGTCATCTTTTTATCTTGCCTCTCTGTCATCTGCTTCAGTTCTTTCGTTTTGTTGAACGCTACCCAGTTATTCAACCAGTTGCGTATTCTCATAATAGTAACGATCTTCTTGTCGTTCGCTTTACACCATACAAGGCACTCTTTAACCTGTTTAGTCGCACTCCCTTTCTTTGAGAACTCTTGTATGGCCTGTAGATAAAGGTCAGGTTTTACCCTGTTCTTCAGCTCAAGCATTTCACAGTTACCACAAAACCCCTGCCATAAAGGATTATCGGAATCTTCTTTTTTATATATTTTTTCTTTCTTCTTATCATTCTTTACATTCTTTACATTCTTGTTTGTTGTTAGTTGTTTGTTAGTTGTTTGTTGGTCGTTTGTTAGCTGGCTTGTTAGTTTGTTTGTTACCTTGTCTTGATATTTATCGTAATTACAGATTGTAATAAGGGTGTTTTTGTTTGTTGGTTTGCTTGTTAGTTCGCTTGTTGATTTTAGCTTTTTTATTGAAGTCCTTACATTTTGCACTGTCAGCCCAGTTTCTTTCGCCAAGTGCCCTAAGCTAGTTAATCTTTGCCCTCGTTTAATAACAATCCCCCTCCATTTCTGGTCTTCGTGGTTCGCAATAATAAGTAAATGCAGGAATAAACGACAGGTATTGATGTCGTTGTACCACTCCCATTTAGTAAACTGCCTGTGTAATTTGATCCATCCTTCCATTTGTCTTGTCGTTAGCCTTCAGGGCCCATCCACCAACATCCCCTTTCAAGGAAGCCCGACAAGACTTATGGTGAATAGGCTGTGAAGATTGATATATCGCGCTTGTCGTGCAAAGCAATCATACCTGCCTAAAGCAACTTGTCAACCACAAAGCAAATATTCTATTGCCACAGGCTTAATCTTGGCTTATACTTAGGTCGTACCTAACACTTTTAGAATGACTCAAGAAAAGTACGAACTACGGATTCACAAGATCAAAAATCTTAAGGATAAAGTCGCCTATGTCCTTCTGAACGACAAACAGGCTAGGGATTGCGATATGAGGCTAACTTGTTTGGTATGGTTTAAATTCCAAGAGAAGGACTTGTTTAAGAATCAAGAGGATGTTTGGAGTGTTCAGCTCAGAGACATGCAAAAACTTCCACGAGCAGACAATGTATCTCGCTGGAGACGCAAGATACAGAACGAAGACGGGTTCTGGTTGCCTACGACGTGGGAAGTGGCTAGGAAGCGCAATATCAACAAAATCGCCTGGAGAAACGCGCTGGGGGTATAAGTAAAGAAAGCATCAAAAACTATAGATAGCTAGTAGGCTATGTATAGATAACCAAAAAAACAACATGAACAAAAAAAACATCAAAGAACAACTACTTGAGCTTATGAGTAGCCCTAGTCCGAAAATCAACACGGGCGAAGAGTTCCGCGACAGTGGAGGGGTAGCGGGTCAACCTCTCGAGAAGATTGTCTCTATACCGGTTTACATTGACGACGATTATACGAGTATTGTATTCCGTTTTATCGAAGCACTCGGGGATATAGACGTAATAGAAGGGTTTGACAGTTTTTTACCAGAACAGCCTAACTAACAATCCATCTAATAAAACCTAGTTATGATTAAGCCAACCTGCGAAGTGTGCAAAAAGGAAATATCACAAGATGATATTGCCAGGGCAATGTGGGAGATGTTTAATAAGCCTCGTGTCATATGTGGGGAGTGCGCGAAACAGAATAAAGCCCAGCCCCAGGGCGATAACCAAACAAACCTATGAATAAACAAGAATACAAATGCCAAAGCTATTACGATGATAGTGTGCTTCGTGATTGTAGTTGTGGCCAATGTGATAAAAAGATAGAAAAGATATATGGGTCAACGGAATACATAGAAAAAAACGACATCAAGGTTGGTGTTTTAAAGCTTTTCGTAATTTCGCAATGGGATTGGAAAACTAAAATTACATGCTTTCAAGAAAGCTTGAAAACATTTGGGGGAGGTACTATGTCAATACCGTTCTCACTAAAAAGGTGTATTTATGTTAGCGAAGATAGAACTCATGCAAAATGGGAAAAAGTTAAAAGATTGACGCAAGAAATGAAAGATACATTGATAGAAAGTGGATACCTCTTAACCAAATAAACCTATGAAGAAACAAGTAACAGAACTACTGGACAAGCTATTTTCAAAACAGGAACGCCCCCTTATGATTGGTGATGTGCTTGAGAGGATAGTCGAAAAAGATGCTACTGATAAAATTACTCGTATCCCTGAAACTTGGGCAGGAGAAGAAATGGAAAAATGTATAGGACTTTGGAAATTATGCGGCTTCACCAAGAGCCTACAGCAGATAATCGAGACTAGCGGGTGGATGGAAGAACCAAAAAACATTTCCTGTAAAGAGGGCGAAACTAATTACATGGTTCAAGTTCTAGTAGACCCAAAAGCACAAGCATTAATAGAATTTATATTATCACTAGACTTGTAACAGAAACTAAACCTATATTTAAACTTTAACAAATAACACCATGACAAACCAAGGCTCGAATGGCGTGTACTGCTCGAATGGCGTGTACTGCTCGTATGGCGTGTACTGCTCGGATGGCGTGTACTGCTCGTATGGCGTGTCCTACTCGAATGGCGTGTCCTACTCGGATGGCGTGTACTCCTCGGATGGCGTGTCCTACTCGAATGGCGTGTCCTACTCGGATGGCGTGTCCTACTCGGATGGCGTGTCCTGCTCGTATGGCGTGAAAGAATCTAAAGGAGTTTTCAAGGCTATATTCGGACCGAAGAAAGAAGACAAGCCTACTATATTCGGGAAAGAGGTGTCAAAAAAAAAATACAGCGAAGTACTAAATAAACTCAAGAATGGTTTTGGTTGGAAGCCCAGGGCTAATACAGCTTTTGACTTGTACCTCAAAGGAGGTTCAGACTGGTCGAAGGTAGACGCAAGTAAAATCAAAAAGAAAGAGAATATGTGGGATGATATGCCGCAAGAAATGATAGACCACATCAAGAGTATGGATGAGTTCGATGCAGAATTATTTAAATGGCATACTGGTATCGATGTTGATAAATCTGACACAGTAACAATAGAATACGAAGGCAAGAAAACAGAAATCAGTCGAGAGTCCGCAATAGCACCAAATCTAATAAATGAATAAACAAGTAACAGAACTGCTAGATTCACTGATAGAGGACGTATTGTCAGGGAGGTTCGGTACTAAGAACCGCGCCGAGCTGGTGATGCGTTTGATTGGAATTGAGTGCGCTTTGGCTATTAAAACTAAATTTAAACCTTAACCATGGGCTGGGATCAAATACAAAAAGGCTATCATCCAATCGAGTTGCTATACCTTCCCAATCGCATTTACAACGCATTGGTGTATAATGGCATTGGTGATATACCGACTTTGACTGCTTTAACTAGGAAAGAGCTTCTTACTAAATGGAGTATCGGTCCATACGCAGTCGATCAAATCAAAAAAGCATTAAAAAAACAGGGGCTATGCCTGAAAAGATAGAAAACTTAAAGGAGTGGAAGCGGTTTTTAAGCTGGGTAAACCAACTAAGCCCGTGGAATCTATGGCGCGATGGAGACTTGGAGAAGCCGATTAGCGAGCGAACGCTCAACCCAAAAGTGATCCCGCACCTGGAGAGACTACTGAAATAGTAACTTCATATATATGACCATCTCAAGACCTAAATCTCTACTACCTGCTAGGGACAATATGTCGTACATAGATCATGTTCTAAAACACTGGTCTAGAATAGAAAGGCGTACTGCCTTTAGACTAGGTTCGCGGAACAAAGCGCTTGTTGCGCCTAAGATCTCCCAGGTTGTGATTATAGAGTGGGAAAGTTAAACTCCTACATACTTATCAGCTCCAGCGACGATCCCAGTTGTAACTAGACCGATGAAAGCTCCAGTCAAAATAGTTTCTGGTGTCCATGCTGTCATGTAAACAGGATTCAGGACTCCACCAAGCACGACAGCCCAAAGAGGCAGGACTTTTGAACTAGAGATATAAGGTAGCCCCAGTTGTTTTACAACCTGCACGATACCGAAGATAAAAACAGGTAACTCGAATGTGATGTTCATTGTTTGTAAATTAAGAATTAGATTTATCGTCTATAACGCCTTCTAAGGCCTCTACCGCGCGCATGACCATAGTTATAGCCTCTTCGCGTGTTATATTGTCGAGAGGGCGCTTTCCGTTCGATACCCCCCATGCTTTAGCCTCGTCTATGAAGCCTTTTGCCCACTCAGACGGTTCGTCCTCATCAAACGACGCTAGATAGCCTATAATGTCGTCTGGGATATTGTTACCTGGACAACTCTTGTAGGTTGCGTATTCGCGATGTCCTTGGACGTTGGTGGAAGGGATTTTGTAATCCTTTTGGAGTTGCTTGATTAACTTGAGCGTTGCAAGTGCCTGTTCTTTAGATGGGACTTCTTTATCGAAGTTTCCAACCATGCAGATCCCGACACCCTTAAAATTCATTGATCCTTCTCTGCAATGTGCTCCTGTCTCGTTATCCTTGCGGTATTGTCTGACCTCCCCATCGCCAAATACAACGAAGTGGTAGCCTATGTACCAGCCCTTGGTAGATTTTGGGAATCCCCTGCGTTTGTGGGAATTATTAAAAGAACTCTCGGTGATATTCGCGTTGAGATCACGCGGGGTGATACTGTGATGTACGATAACGTACTCGCGTTTGTTTGCCATATTGTGTGTTTAAGATTTATTTGCTAGCAGGCGCCTCGTGGCCCAAATAGCGACATAACTTTTCACTAACCCATTCTGGGAGTACGACTCCTAAGACGTGGGCATTCTCTATTATACTAAGAACTTCTGTGACTGCCAAGTAAACCACGACGAAATCTTCAAACCATTGAAGCATCGGTGTCAGCCTGACAAGCTGGTGAGCTGAAATAATTAGGATGGAATATAGTATGATCTTGTGTGCGGTATCTCTGAATTTTCGAGAGTTGAGGTTTTTGTGTTTGAACCCTTTCATCACTCCTGTAATCGTGTCCAGAATGACCAGGATAAAAAGTACTTCATACGCCAAAAGATTCTGCCCAATTGCAGTAGCAAGCGCGGTGAAGATAAACGCAAGCAAGGCTTTCGCTCCTATCGATTCGATCAGTCCAGAGATTTTGAGTATCATGAGTAGAGGTGTGAGGTGTTATTGACTTTTTGTTTGATTGCACTTAAGATGTGCTTACTTTAATAAATTGAATATGTACGGGATCCTGGTGATTATAGGCCTCATTGGTATCGTCTCGTGGAAGGCGGGATTAGTGGTCAGTGTAATAGCTGTTATTCTGTTTGTTGATCTTTAAGATTCTCCCCTACGGCAGTAGAAACCAGTATCTTCTCTAGCCCTTCTGGCGTTACCCCTTGAGACTTAAGAAATTCCCCAACGGTTTTTATATCCTTTTTTCCTGATACAAACTCCATGAAGTCACCTGCTTTATAAAGATATTTACCAGCAGTTGTTTTAATAGGGGTGGTAACAAGATCCCATATTGTACTTACAAAAGTACCCGTTCCTCCTTTTAGTCCACCAAGAGTCCTGCCTTTGATCCCAACCTTTTCTAAGGCTTTTAAATTAGCCCAGTCTAAGTACGCAGTTTTAATGTCTACGCCTGCGAGCTTCTCGTGTATGCCTGTCCTTAGTTGGTGAGCCATCTCTGCTTTCATTTGCTTATACGCACTGGCGATGTCTTGCCCCTTCCAGTATTTATTAGGGGTGAACTCGTCTAGTCCAGACTTAATGTTCTGCGCCTCTATAAGGGGAAATTCTTCGTAATTCGCGTAGTCTTTTTTGATGGCGTCCATGGCTTTCTGTAGATCGGCTTTTCTTCCTGGCTCTTTTCGAGACTCTATGTACTCTTCCATCTTCTTAAACATATCTGCTTTCTGTATTACCTCCGTGGATTGCTCAAGAGCTGGTTCTATTTTGTCTCTCCATAGTTTTGTCTTTTCGACCCTAGCCTCTACGCCTACCGTTTTCTCTCGGCCAGACACGCCAAACTTAGCCCCTGTTTTCGCTACTGTAACAGGTTCAGATTCTTTTAAGTGCTCAAGTTTACCAGTTGCCACTTCTATAGCAGCAGGGTCTTTATTACTCTTAGCTGTTTTAATGTCATCCTTCGCTAATTTAACAGCGGAGTCATAATTCTGTACAAACTCAGCCTCTCTGGTAGAAGGTTTAACAGCACTTTCAAATGCAACTTCGCCCGCCTTCTTCGTAGCCCCACCCACTTTTTCAGCCACCTTCCCTCCTGCTCTGCCTCCTAATGAGAGAGCTCCAATCATGATTACGTTACTAAGGCCTTTAATCATTGATTCTTTTTCTTCTGGGGTAGCGTCTGGAGCTACTAACTCTGTTATATCGCCAGACATGCTGCCGACCTTTTCACCAATAAACGCAAACGCAGGCTCAACACCAGGTACTTCTTCTGCAATTGTCATTGGGATCGTGAAAAGAGTTTCAAACACTCCACTAGCGACATCTATTACATCAGCTCCTAACGCGGGGACGTACTCTCCTAAGGCCATTGTTAAATTCTTCTTCATCCCGCTGGCCGTCCCTTTTATAAGACCTTTGTTCTCAACCTCTTCTGGTATTGCACCAAGCAACCCGTCTTCTGCTATTCCCTCAGATACAGTCTTTTTAATCCCCTCAACGCCCCTTTGTATGTCTGTAAGCCCTTGGGCTTCCCCTTGGACAATTTCTTCTATAATACTTGGCTCTTCCGCCGCACCTTCTTTTATCTTCCCTGCCAATGCGTCTACCGTTCCCGGTTCTTCTTTCGGGGGACTGGCAGGTTTAAGGCCTGTGAGGCCTGGCTCTGACACAGGCAGTGCTTTGACAGCATCTAGCCTCCTGAAAGAGGCTTCTTTCGATACGCCCTTTGCCTTGAGAGCTTTGATAAAGGCTACGTCTTGATCTGTATAATCCGTGTAAGTTGGCATTATTTAAAAATTAAATTATGAATTATTGAGCGTCTTCCCATATAGCGTCTTGTTGCTCTTGAAGGAGTGCGCGCTCGTGTAGGTTCGAGTCTTCGTCAATTTCCTCCACAGCCGTTCCTTCCCCGTCATTAATACCTAGTTGCGACTCGATTGACGTGATCTGGTCATCAAGCGCTTTGTAGTAAGACGAATACCCACTCATATCTGTTCCACCTGCTGCCTGCAAACCGATCTGGTTCTCAATGGAGTCTTGTATCACCTTCATTGTTAGCGCGGTAACAGCAAGCTTAACGTCGTCAGTTTGTTGCAGATTCGGCAAAGTCTTCATGTATAATTCTATATCGTGGTCGGTCAAAACACCAACTTCTCCGAATACACCACGAGCCAAGTTAGGAACAGTACCTTGCAATATCGCTTTCATCTCCTGAGCATCAGTGCTCCAAGGGTTTTTCTCGGCTAACCAACCGCTTAGAGGTGATAAATCCCACAACACACTATCACTATCCATGACGCCCTTTTCTACCATTTTTTGCGATAACAACTCTAACTGAGAGACTACCGTGCTAGCCTTTGCCATCGAAGTTTTGAAGGTAGAATCTGGATTTGATCCACCAGCAGAAGCAGCCATGACTCCGTAGAAATCACCGTTTCCAAGTGCTTCGTTCTTAAGTTCGTTTAACATAGGTAGTACTTCTTCTTTTCTCGTAGCTGTTAAGTCTGACAGTTTGGCGTTAGAAGTCGGGTCCATTATCGACTCCGCCAGAGACCTAGCTAAATCATCTCCGCCAGACATCGCAGTACCATTCACAGGCACTCCAAACTTCATATCATTTGTGATTGTTGTTGTGTACCTACTCACCATTCCGTTGTCGTTTAGGTTCACGTCAACAACTCCCATTTCTCCAGAAGCTAAGTCAACCCACTCAATCATTCCTGTATGCCCGCTATCTCCTTCATCCAGGTCATAACCTCCTGGTCTAACAAAGAACATTCCAGCTTGAGGCGATGTAATAGCATCATTTGTGAACAACAATTTACTAGCAAGAGTGTCCCCCATTGTTGTTCCCGCAACATCGTTTACAAACGCTCCACATTGTCCTTCGTCTCTACTGGTCTCAGGGTCGTCTAACGATTGTCCGTCTGTTACATCTACAACAATGCTGTTCCCTGATTGAGTCACAGTGTAAACATCGCTTTCTGGTATATATCCTCCTGTTGTCCCGTGTTCTTCGTTATATACAGCTTGTGCTTCTAATAAGTCTTGATAGTTCTTTGCAGTCGTACTGTCTTTGTACGCTACACCTGCATCAGCAAGCGCCTTCTCTGATTGGTACACAGGGTTTTCTGCGACGGGAATGTCTAGCAGAACAGCCAGGGCTTCAATATCCGCGTCGGAATAATCTCCGCTTTGAACCTGTGATCTAAAGTAATCTATCTTCCTTTGTTCTTTTAAAGCACCTCCCGTCATTGAATCGTTCAAATCTTGTGCCGCCTGGTCGTTTGCTATCTGTTTCTCTTCAACACTTAAGGTTTTATCGTTTCTAATGTTCTCTGCTCCTTTGTAATATGCGTATGCTACATCAAAGTCTACTCCTAGCTGACTAGCGAAACTTTGTATGCCTTCTGTAGTTAATTCAACTCCTGTGTCAATTACACTTCGGAAACTTGTTACGGCCGAAGTTTGAGCTATCTGCGCTGAGGTTCGTGAGTCTGTGTAAGCTTTAGCTGAATCCATCCACGCTACATCTGCAGCCTGTGCTTCCAGATAAGCCATGTCGTATTCTTGCTGGAAACGCTCTATCAAGCCTTGGTTCTGTAATCTATGTGCTTGTTCTAAGTTAGTTAAAGCCAGAGCTTGAGCAACCTGAGCCGCGTTCCTGCTTTGTTCAGCAGACGCCACTTGATCCTCCATCCTGCTAGTAAAGCTATCTGAAATAGATTGTCCTGTTGAACTCCCTACCCCTTCACGAGCAGTAGCTTTATCAGCAGCCACCGCGGCAGCACTAGTAGTAGCAGCAAGCCGCAACTCTTGTAGAGAAACAGCTGACGCTTGAGTATTTGCCCCCGCAGTTAGTTCTGCACTCTCTAAAGAAGCAGCTTGACTAGCCAGTTGAGATTGTACTAAGTCTTCCGCGCTTGTATAAGCCGTACCTTCAGGTAATCCGTATTCTCCTTCTGTTGTTACATCATCGTCATATTGACTTTGCTCTATAGAGCCTGCTTGACTCTCTAAAGAAGTTCCCGCTGTATCACCTGCTGGATCCGTATATTCGTACCGTCCAGTCTGAGGGCTCCACGCGTAACCATGAGCCTGCGTTGCATCAGATTGAAGCATTGCTTGATACTCTGTGCGGGTCAATCCGCTAGAAGTAGTCGCAGCAGCTATTGTAGTCCCTGTATCTGTTGGAGAAGCTGCAAGAGGTGCGTCCAGGGCTTCTTGTACACTTCTTATAGTGTCTTGGTGGATTGAGCTATCCGTTGTAAACTCTGGCGCAAGCTCCGCAGCGGTCTTACCTGACGCGCGAGCCTGTTCGAGCAGAGACGATGCCCATCCTGTGAAATCTGTTGCCATTATGTATTAGTTAATTATTTAAGCGAAATTCGTATTTTGTTCGATTGCATAAACCCCATCCTTCCCAGCCGTGCTAGCTCCACCAGCTCCGCCTGAGTAACTACTAGTGTTTTGACCAGCCGTACCTGCGCCAGCCCCGCCTGAGTATGCCCCGGATCCAGAAGCTCCTCCAGCTCCACCACCACCAGCTGCTACACCACCACTACCAGTACCACCAGTACTGCCACTTGCGCCTGCTCCACCTGTTATATCGACAGACCCCGTGTTTGCAATTAAAGTGTTGTATAAAATAACAACCATACCACCGCCTCCACCACCTCCAGATCCACCACCACCACCACCACTTGCGTCTGGTATAGCATTTCCTCCATTAGTTCCTGCGACACCAGCACCTCCATATGCGTCAATTGTTCCACTAAAGTTTAGCGAGCCTCCTACCTCTACATATAACGCAATACCACCATCCCCGCCAGCTCCTCCGTCTCCTCCAGCTCCAAAAGTTCCACCACTAGAACCCCCGGCCTCACCACCTCCTCCACCCCCTCCACCAGCTCCAGGGACAAGCATGATGGATTTCGTGACTTGGTTTATATAAACATTCCTTGAAGAATATTGACTACTAGCAGCACCACCAGCTCCACCGACACCACTACCCGACCCTTTCACTCCCAGGCTACCGTTGTGAGTGTCGCCATCTAGGAAGTACCCATCAGCTTGTCCTCCATCCGTTCCATCAGTCCCGTCCGCTTGAGGCGCACTAACTCCACCCACTCCAGCAGCACCACCACTACCACCTCCTCCAATACCATCAATTGTTCCAGCGACAATAAAATCATTTAAACATTTAAACACTACCTTAGTTCCGCTTGCAGCTACGTTTGTAAAGTCAACAGTTTCACCCGCTTTAATATCAACGTAACTATAATTTTTTACAACCACAGCAGCCGACCCTAAGTCAATTGTCGTTCCTCCCATCAAAATACCATCAGACCCATCTCCGCCGAACTGTCTTTGCATGATAGAAGGGTTTACCTCCCCGTCAGCTTCTAACAAGATTACTTTTCCTGAATCTTGCGTCCTATCAATAGCCGCGATAGTTGCTACACCGTTTCCAGCGTCAGCATCCAGCCAATCCGAAGCACCTGCTCCTGAAATATCTGTTCCAACCGTACCTGTTGAAGTCTCTAGTACAGAAACCTCACTTGTTGAAGTTGTATCTGCTGAAGTGATAATAAAGTGATCTGTGCTCCACGCTACAGTCTCAAGAGTACCTGTTGCAGTGTTTAAAGCTGTTTGGATCAAGGTAGCTACATCCGCCATCGAAGTAACAGTACTGAAATCAATCGCATCTACATTTACCGCCGTCCCGTCTACCGTTATCCTAAATGATCCATCTGCTACTACGATCCAGTTGTTCCATAAAGCCTCAGCGCCAGTGTCACCTGTTAAGAAAGCAGGTGTGTAAATTATATGTTCTGTTATCCCTGTATGTTTAGAATCTGCTATCACCGTCAAAGTCTCGTTACCCGCTCCACTTGGAGTAAGCGTAACATTAGTTCCTGCTACCAATTTGCCGTCTAAATATCCTGCCGTGGTATCGACCGCACTTATAAGCGATAGATTACCTGCTACCGAATCCGATATATTAGCAAGAGTTATTCCGTCGTCTGAATACTGTGCCTTACCTGTTGTTTCGTTTCTTCTAAGAAATCTTTGTGTACCTGCCACGTTCTCAACATCGATGTCGAAGTCAGTAGCAGTAGCGTCTCCACCTACAAAAGCATTCCCACCTGTTGCAACGTCCCCCTGTAAAGTTGAGACTATAAGCGCTTGAATAACCGCTGTGATATTACAATAGATAGGTGAATCTTGTTCGTGTGAAGCTGCGAAGCTCGTATCTCCTACTGTATAATCTAATCCAGCAGGATCAATACCTCTTATACATCCTGTAGCTGATAATCCAGAAGCTCCATCTGCTCCATTCGGACAATAAACTGTTTCAACAAACGAATCCGAGTTCCTTATACCCATTAGGAAAGGAGCTGTTATCACTGCACCCGTCTCATCCAAAGGAGCGGAAGTGAAAGAGATCGTTGTAGCTGTTGAGTTGATAGGTGCAGACAACCTTGGATTAGGTGCTGCTGGTATACTCCATTGAAAGTATTGGAGCTCTGTTAGCTTAGGAAGCTGTGTTGCGTCGGCCATAGTTTTATTAAGTTAATAATTATGATATTTTTGTCATCTTGCGTCTACGAATAGCGACTTTTTCTTTCGCCTGTAGACTTAACCAGTTGATTATATGAGGGCTAGTATCAGAACAAGTAATATGTATCGATACTCTCATGTAATTTCTTATTGTTGGGCGACATCCGTCGAAACTCTCGATCAAATTCCCATAATCTAGATCGCCTCCCCATGCGCTGCCTCCCCATTTCGCAGTACCCCAACCGTCACTTCCATTCAAGTTATACTGTGAAGTCCATGAGAACTTAACTTTATCGGTGATAGGTCGGCCTGTTGTGTCATAAATATCGTATTTAACCTTGATTGTAGAGCTTTGAGAGAGAAAACCTTGTACATAGCACCCTAAGAGCGTTTTGCGCGTCTCAAGCGATCCCATGTTTAACTCTTGGTAGTAATCAGTCCCTATGTCTAGTCCGTCGTCGTCGTAGCCTGTAAACATCTTGTAGAGTACAGATTTGACTGCTGATCCTGCGTAGATGTTGTGGCTGTCTTCAAAGAACCTTGATACGTTCAATCCTGTGAATCTACTGATAGGTTTCTCTGAAGTGTTCATGTTCATCGCTATAACCAGATTGTTTGTGCTCGAGTTCTGAGCGCAAGCAAAGTAGATATAACCTCTTTTAGCGTCGTATATAAGTGAACCGTTTGAAGCGTCAATGTCGTTAAAGTAAT